ACCCTAGATGAAATTTGGTTGTATGCAGTGAACTATGATTCCACTGACCGTAAGTTGACTGTTCAGTGGGGTGGAACCACTGCTGGTTCTGATGACATTGAGTACACTGTTAAGGCTGAGAACGGTTTGTATTTGATTGCTGCTGGCTTGCTCATTAAGGGTAATGCTACTCCGCTGGTTGTTCGTGCTTTTGCTGCAACTGGCACGGCTATCGTCATTCATGGGTATGTTAACCGTATAACAGCGTAAGGTCATCTTAGATGCCTAGTTTATTGAAGAATACTTCAGGTGGTAAAGCCATCAGTGGCGGTTCTTTGGCTCCTCGTACTCGCCGTGGTAATACCAACCAAGTTAATTCTTATTGGTCTGGTGGCGGTGCTGTTCCTGCCAGTGTTGTTGAGTATCTCGTTATTGCAGGTGGCGGTGGAGGTGGTAGTTACACCGAAGCGCCTCGTGGTTTTGGTGCTGGCGGTGCTGGCGGATATCGCACATCTGACAGTTTTGCGGTTGGTGCAACAGCGACTGTGACCATTGGTGCTGGTGCAGCGAGAGTCGGTGGAGATAACTCACAAGGAGCAAACGGAAGTAATTCAGTATTTGGTTCTATTTCCTCAACTGGAGGAGGCGGTGGCGCAAAGGCTTTTAGTAGTCTTGATAACCGTTATTGGGGTTCTGGAAGTTCTGGCGGTTCTGGCGGTGGTGGAAAAGGCGGTTATCTTGGCGGAGATACCAACGGAAATGGTGGTGCTGGAAACGCTGGTGGATATACACCAGTAGAGGGTTATGCAGGTGGAAGTTATATTAGCGGCGGTGGTGGTCTTGCGTCTTCTTGCGGTGGCGGCGGCGCTGGCGGAGCAGGCGGTAGTCACATAAATCAGTTTGAACCGAATGGTCAAACAGGTACAAATGGTGGTGTTGGTCTTGCATCAAGTATCACTGGAAGTAGTGTATTTAGGGCTGGTGGCGGTGCTGGAGTTGGTTATAGCGGAAACGGTACTGCTGGAAACGGTGGCGGTGGAGCCGCATGGACAAACGGTACAGCAAACACTGGCGGAGGCGGTGGTGGTGGTGGAAACTATCAACAAGGTGGAGCGGGTGGAAGCGGTGTTGTAATTATTGCTTATCCTGATACTTTTTCCGAACTTTCTGCAATTGATGTTGGATTAACATACACATACAGTCCTTCAAGCAGGTCTGGTTATCGTGTTTACACTTTTACTGCTGGAACAGGAACGATTACTTTCTGATGGCATATTACGCATTTCTTGATGAAAACAATGTTGTGACCGAAGTTATTGCTGGTCGGAACGAATATGAAATTGTAGGTGGTATTTCCGATTGGGAAACTTATTACGGAAACCTTCGCAATCAAGTTTGCAAGCGAACCTCGTATAACAATAACATTCGTAGATATTTTGCTGGTATAGGGTTTTCATATGACGAAGTTCGTGATGAATTTGTTTTTCCACAACCATATCCATCATGGACGCTAGATAGCAATAATGATTGGCAAGCACCAACACCAAAACCCGAAGGTGACTTTTATTGGGATGAGGAGTCGTTGTCGTGGCTCGCTATTCCCGTTGGCTGATATTCCTACCCAGCGTTGTCCTCGCCTTATTTAGCACAGTAACAAACGCTGAACCAGTACAAGGGTTAAACGCTGTTGGGTATATCGTTACCGATATACCCCCAATCAAATCTACTACGCTTTATGAGGAATGTGTTACCGAATTAGATAACAACATTAACCGTAGTTTTGATGGTGAACCTTTAGACGGTTGCCCTGATGATATGTTTATGGTTCATTATTTTGGCTCTATTATTATTCCTGCGCATGACACTATTCAGTTTTGGTTGGCTTCTGATGACGGTGGAACTATGAAGATTGGCGTGGACGAATGGGGTGTATGGCAAGACCAAGGTTGTTCTGCTACTGAGTCGGGTTTTCTGGATTTAGATGCTGGTGTTTACAGCCTTGATGGCTGGTTTTATGAAAATGGTGGGGGTACTTGTTGGATGTTGGCTTGGCAAATTGATGATGAGCCTTGGCAAATTGTTCCCGATGAGGCTTTTATAGCAGATGGAGAATCATGGACTACTACGACTGTTCAAACAACGACAACTACAAGTGTACCCGAAACAACAGTTGTGGATACGAGCATTGCCCCTGTAGAGACATCTACCTCTACGAGTTCTTCAACGA